TTGATTCGTTTGGTCTGGGTATATTTGTGTTTGGTTTCCAACTGATTCCAAATATTGTGGAATTTCGTTTGAGTATGAAATCAAAAAGTTTTGTAATCTCAACGCATAGTAGTCAGCATTCGCTTGTGCTTTTGCTAGAAGGTAATCTATCTCCGATTTAGTTGGAGCGATACCTTGCTCACTCTGTTGCTTCACAGCACCATTAGATTTGAATTGTACTGAACTGAAAGGAATATATTCAACACAACTATACCAAATCAAAGCATTTTTAATCTGGTCATCTAAAAGGTCTTGATAATATGCATTTAATGATGATACAGTTCCTGCTACAATTTGTGCTTGTAAGTATTCATATAAAACAGTACCTAATAAATTCTTTAAGTATTTAGTTTGTGCTGTTCTTACGAATGGTAACAAAGCATCGGCATCAATAGCTCCCTGTAAAGGAGTATTCTTAATGATATCGTTTCTGTTTATAAAAAGTGCGTATGCCATATATTTGTTTAATTAAATTCTTTGTTGAAAAATGCATTCTTTGTTCCCATTGTTCTGATAAAATTGATATCATCAAACTCTTCTTCCATATTAGATTCCTTTGGTGGAATAGCATCTTGTGTAGTTGCATCTTGTCCATCATCAGTAGTTGCCGGATTCTCCATTGATTTATTTGTTTCATCTTCAACTTGTCCTACAGTCTTACCTGTTTCTTCTGCTGTTTGAGAAAGTATTACTAATGGAGTTAATTGCTCAAAGTATATTTCTGCATCAGTATATCCACTCATCTTTAATGCGTAATCTAATGAGTTTAAGATTATGTTTTGGAATGGAGATATAGTCATCGTTTGCATAATAGAGAATGCCGTTTTCATTTCTTCTGATTGAGAACTAAAACCATTGTTAGCAGTTCTGATACCAAAAAGTAAAGGAGAGGTAACTCTATGAGCAACGAGGATACGGTCTTGCGTATAATCTGCAACGTATTGATATTTTTCATGTAAGTTATCAATTTGTATTACATCGATAGTTGGTTTAGTAGCAGGGTCATCGTTGAATGATAACATAAAACGTCCTGCATTATCGGTACCTGTAAACTTAGCCTGAATTAAATCTTCTATTGTTTCTCTTTCTTCAGGAGCAGGTACACCATTATTAAAGTTAATCATTACTGCCGGTAAGAAACCATTTGTAATGTTGTTTAAATGTAGGTTAGATATTTCACCTTCTGATATTGCGAACTGCATTGCTGCAACCCAATCAGGTAGTGAGTAGTAATATAATCCTGGACAATAGTTCTTAATGTAAAGGATTTCCATTTTATCTTCAGAAGTTCCAAATGCAGGAATCTTCTTTTTATCTTTTATCTTTCTTTGGTCATTCCAATCGACACAATAGTAATAGTTCTGAACTTTAGTATTACCATATAACTTTTCAGCTCTTAGAGTCTGAACCGGAACATGGTACATCTTTTTAATCTTAGTATGTGTATCATCCCAATATACTTGAAATGCTGAGTTACCATATAACTTTAAATCAAACGCTACTCTCTTAATCTCTTCTTGTGGTATCATCTTTTGAAGCGTTTCATTAAATGCTTCATTTTTACTATACAAACCTTTACCAAATATTAAATCGGCAATACCTTCTATACAGGCATTGTTTGTTGTTGATACACTAAAAGTAGTTGTTACAGCATCAAAGAAATCATCTTGGCCGAACACACCGAATGGAATCCAGCTATAACGTGTTCTAGTATCCTCCTGAATGATAGGTAATTGATTATTGTCTACATTGACTACTGCAAAGTTTTGTTGTTGTTTCATATTAAGTCAAAATTATGTATCTGTTTTCACTAGCGTGCGAAGTTACTGGCGGTATTTGGTTTTCGTATACTGATTTATCGGTTGATTGTGATGCGTAGACTTGTATTGAACCATTCCAAATTGGGTCTAAATTTCCTGAACAATAAAGTGCTGCTCTATATTCACCACCAACGATAGCACCACTTATACTCATACTTGCTGAAATATAACTTTCGTATGGTTCATATGTAGTTCCACTAAGTGAAGCAGTAAGGTCTGCTAATGTGTACATATCTTGCAAACTCATAATAAGTTGTGCAGATGATGTAGGTTGTACTCTAATGACGTATTCGTTGGATTGAGATATATAATAAGCTAGCATTATCTTGTCTTTATCTTATAATAACATACCAATATCAAAAAATGGTTAAGCATAGAAAAGCAGATTGATAAATGAATACCAATCTGCTTTAATTATTTTAATGCTCTATACTGAATTAAGCTGCTGAACCGTAAACTATTGAATAGTTTGCAGTTAAACCACCTAATGCGTTAGTTGTAGAACTTCCAGATAAGAATGCTGCTGGCAATTGCTCCATACCTGTGAAGGTAACTGAGTAACCATAAAGGTCACCTAATCCCGCACCAGTTTGAATTGTACCTGCAGTAACATCCGCACCTAATTTCTCTCCAACTAATAACGCATCTCCGTTGTTAGTCCAAACAATGATTTGAGGTCTACCATAAGCCATAAGCTTTAATTGGGTAGTCATTTCATTTGTTAATTTCTTCAAGTTAAGAACTAATTCTTGTGAGAAGAAAGTTGTACCATTTTCACGAGATGAGTTTACTGTTTCAGTATATGCACTCGTTCCTTTTAACTGATAGTAGTAAAGGACTGAACCGGAAGGAACTGCTGTTACCTCTCCGTTCACATTCTTAGTGAAAGAACCTGTTGTATAGTTTACAAAGTAAACCCCTTGGATACCTCCAATCGATTCTTTACAAACTTCGTTTCTTCCTGCTGATAAATTACAAGCCATATCTTTAATGTTTTAATTTGTTTTTTAAATATAAGGTGGGAGCTTTTTACACTCCCGACCAATTAGTTTTTATTAGTATGCTCCGTAGTAAACGATGTCAGAACCGATACCGAATTGAGTACCTGCGGTGTATCTCATAATAACACGATAGTTTTGAGAACCATCAATGTTAGCCATGTCGATAACTTTTACTTCGTTGTAGTCACTCATTAAACCTGTACCGAAGAACAAGTTAGATTTTTGTGCTGCTACGATTTTAGAAGAACTCATACCTGGAACCATTGCAATTTCAATACCATTGAAGTTGAAAGGTTTTTCACCAACGTTGTATTGGTTGTTCCAACCATTTGCTCCTGCTGCTCCACCTGCTAATGCAGCTTGATATGCTTTACCTACGTTTGTTGGTACATAGATAATTAAATCTTGCTTACCATAAACAGTGTTAGGAATAGTATCAACTACTGATTGTAATTTAGAGAATACGTTAGAAGAGTCGATTGAACCAGAGATGATTGCTGATGTTCCACCTGTTGCTCTTGCTGGTAATACACCAGTAGATGCTGCGATAGATGCAGATAATGCGTTTTGGAATCCACCGAATTGTCCGTTGGTAGAGTTAGTACCTTGCCAAATTGATTCTTCAGTTGCTTCAGCTACTTTTCCACCTACATAAGAGATTAAGAAATCGTTGAAGTTTTTAGGAATCTCGTCAAATGCAGAGAAACCTAATTGTAAAGCCTCCCAAGATGCTAAGAAGTCTTGCTTACATAATTGTAAGTTTACTTGTAATTCTTTTGGAGTTAATACTTGCTCAGAAATAGTTACTGAACCTGTGTTTGTGATGAAATCACAAGATGCGTCATTTACTAATGATGCTACTGCGATTTTTTGGATTACACTCTTATACTTCACGTTTGGCATGATAGTAACAAGTTTGTTATCCAAAGTTACTGCTGATAATAATGCAGCTGCAACGTAACCTGATGCTGCCTCACCTGCGTATGTACCGCCAGAGATAGTTGGGTTAGCGAATTTTTGAATTTTGCTCATTGTTCTTTGTTTAAAAGATTTTTTAATAATTTTATTTATAAAGTTTTGATAAGAAAGAAGATTGTGCATCTTTTGTTTTCTTACCATAGTTTTTTCTATTTGAATCTACACCTGAGAATTTACTTACTTCTTCAGTTGGTGCTCCATCTAATTTAGGAAGTTCTTCTTCTTCTTCATCAGGCTCTGCTGCCATAGCAACTTCTTCAGTTACTTCTTCATCAACAGGTGGCATCATTGCCTCTTCCATCTTAGCCATTTTCTTTTCCATTTCTGAAATACGATATTGCATCTTTTCCATTAGTTTACCTAATTCGATTTCAACAGTTGCTTCTTCATCTTCTGGCATATCAGTATCTTCTGGTAATGCTTCTGCAGTATCAGTTTCCTCTTCCATCTTTAAAGTACCTGATTCTACTGAACCCTTAGGGTCTGCTTGCTCATTTACTTTATCCTTTTGGATTTGTTGTGGAATTTCTTCTACTGGCACCATTTCTAATTCAACATTTTCTCTTTCAGCTATTTTACCATCTTTGGTAATAACTTTGATTAGAGTTTCGTTTCCTTCTGAATCTTTAAGTGCTAATTCGTGCTCACCATCTGGAGCTGGGGTTTTAGTTCCATCTTCTGAAACTACATCTAATGCTTCACCTACATCGAAAGTAGGAGATTCAACGATTGTTCCGTCTTTTAGTTTTGCATAAGTTAAAGTGACTTCCTTTTCATCCATAGATAAAAGTCCTAATATCTTATTTAATACAGTTTTTGAATTCATAGTTGTTTTATTTATATATTGTTAATAACAATGTTAGTTTTAAAAATAGTTATTTTTGTTGTTAAGCTGTATAGTTTGCTGATGATGTGAATGTATGGTATGTATAACTTCCTGATGTTGTTATAGTTCCACCCGATGGCGTTATTGATACATCTGCTGTCAAATATCTAATTTTAACTATACCACTACCACCATTGCCTCCGTTTTGATTACCAGCGTTTCCACCACCGCCTCCACCACCACCAGTGTTTACAGTTCCTGCAGTACCACTTCCATTTGATATTCCACCAGCACCTCCACCAAATGAAGCTAATCCTGCTACGGCACCTTGTGAAGTTCCTCCACCACCACCGCCACCGGCATAGCCCAGTCCATCTACCCAAAACGAACCACTACCACCATTACCACCCGATGGGCCATTAGTACCTACTTGAGATGCTCCACCTCCACCTGCTCCACCAAAAGGTGAACCATTAGAAGTTCCACCATTAAATCCTTGTCCGGATGTTCCTGTTGCAACTGTTGTTGTATTATATCCAGAACCACCACCTGAACCACCATTTCCACCAACTAATGCAGAACCAACTGCTTCAGTTCCACCTCTACCACCACCTACTGATGCAGTATAAAGTGCAGTACCTTGAATAGATGATGAGATACCATTTGCACTATTTCTTGCAGGAGAGTATTTTGAACCTGTTCCACCTGTACCTACAAATATATTATATGTATCAAATGGGGTAACGGTAACCGAACCGGATAATAAACCACCGGCTCCACCTCCACCAGGCAAACCTCCACCGCCTCCACCTGCTACTATTAAATAATCAATAGAATATGGTGTAACTGTGGTTACGTTTGTTGGATATAGTATATAAACTATACCACTACCACCTTCTCGTGATTGTCCGCTATTGTTATATTCACCACCACCACCGCCTCCGGTGTTTGTTGTTCCTGCTGTAGCTAATAAGGTAGCT